TTGCATTTCAAGAAGGTGCTAGTGATGAGAAATATGCTGCACTTTGGAGCTTAGAAAAACTATTACTAGCTAAAAAAGATGAGCTAGTTGAGTACGAAACCACCTTAGAAGAAATGATTGTAGAGCAACAAGATGGTTGGGCTTGCAATCAACTAGTCGCATAGTGAAGGAGATTTATAATGGCGCATGAAGTAGAAATTATTAATGGTCAGGCACAACTTGCATATGCAGGTGATGTGCCTTGGCATGGTCTAGGTGTTGAAGTCCGAAACGACATGACACCAGAGCAAATGATGCAAAAAGCTGGACTTGATTGGACTGTACATGAAGTCGAGTCGTATGTGGACTTTGAGGGTGAGCGTATTCCAACAGGTCAAAAATCTTTGGTTCGTTCAATCGATAAAAAAGTATTGACTAATGTTGGTGAGGGTTGGAACCCTGTTCAAAACTCTGAAGCGTTTGACTTCTTCTATGACTACGTTATGGCTGGTGATATGGAGATGAACGTTGCTGGTTCTTTGAAGGGTGGTAAGAATGTGTTTGTTCTTGCAAAGGTTAAAGAGTCATTCTCAATCCTTGGTGATGATCAAGTAGACTCCTATCTACTATTCTCTAATCCACATGAGTATGGTAAAGCAATCGACATTCGTTTCACACCAGTACGAGTTGTTTGTAACAATACGTTGACGTTCTCATTGAATACAGCATCAAAGAACTTTACTAAACTAAATCACCGTTCAGTGTTTGATCCTGAGATGGTAAAGCAACAAATGGGATTGGCATCTGAAAAGTTCTCCATGTACAAAGACATGGCAGAGTTCTTGTCAACAAAGCGTTTCAACAAAGAAACTCTTATGAACTACTACAATGAAGTATTCCCATATACTCACAAAGCAGCAGAAGCACCAACTGATATGAATGAGCTTTCTCGCAATGCACGTGAAGCCTATGCTGTTCTTGAAACACAACCGGGTGCTCAGTATGGTGAAGGTACATGGTGGCAAGCTCTTAACTCAGTCACATATTTGACTGATCACAAGATGGGACGTAATGCAGACTCACGTATGCAATCATCATGGTTTGGTGTAAACCAAGCGCGTAAGTTGAAAGCCGTTAACAAGGCTGTGGAATATGCCACAGCCGCCTAAGATCATAATGCTTTCTGAGATTCTGGAGACTCGAGTTCGTAAACAAAAAGAACTTGAGTTCTACCAGAAGGAGTTAGAGAAGCTTCAAGAAAAGATGTTCTTCATTCAGAAGGACATCGACATCACAAACTTGATTATTGATATGATTGAGAAAGAGAATGTAGTAGACTTTCAACAGCATCTATTGGATAAGAAAAAAGATGATTGAGCAAGAACGCTATCACAACTATATACTACGCAAAATAAAAGAGGAAAAGACCATGGCATATGAGTGGCACAAAATATATAAAGCTGAAGAAAATATTGAACATCAAGTTACTGAGTGGGTATACGATCATGTGTTTGAACATTTCGGTGTTGATGAGGTTACAGAACTAACCGAAGAAAACATTCAAGAAGTCCAAGCGTTTTGGGATGAACTCAACGAATACAGTTGCATGGGTATTGGATATTCTAATCTAATCAACAACTGGGAATCTGAAAAGTGGGAAGCAGAACAAAATGGTGAGGGTTGAAGACCTCAACATCACATTCTTTCACATGCCAAAGAATGCAGGGTCTAGTATTGAAAAATGGTTAGATACTAATCTAGATGCAGATGTTTATATTAATGATTTACGCCACGCATCTCCTGACTCTCTAGCTCCTATGTTTGGAGACTTCGGGTGGAGCTTTTGTTGTGTGAGAAATCCTTGGGACCGTATGGTAAGTTGGTATAACTTTTTTAGAGGACAAGGTAAGATCCACACTTGTTTCAATGATTGGATAGAAGCTTGTTTTGATCCTTCACAACATACAGCAAAGTATATCAAACCTATAAATGAACAAATGTCATTTGTACGAGAAGTTGATTATGTTATTCGATATGAAAACTTAGTAGAAGATTTTAAAGTAGTCCAAGAAAAGACAAACTGCTTTGAACCCATTGGACATCATAACAAAAGTAATCGCACAAAGTATCTTGACTATTATGAAAACAATCACCATATAAAGAAGGTGGAAGAATATTTTGCCGAAGAGATCGAATTCTTTGGCTACAAATATGGAGAGTGAAATGAAGTTGGTAAACGATGAATACAAGCCAGAACTAGTTGGCATAATAACTGAAGTTGATGACTTAGTAACAACATCTAAGATTGTTGATAGCTTAAATCAAGATCTGATTGAACTTGGCTTTGATAAGTACAAATATAAAACGGTTCAAAAAGGTGCCGAAGTTTACATAGAAAGAGTAGAGACCCTTTAAGGGTCTTTTTTTTATCTTATAAATAGTGGAAAAAGCTAAAAGAAATCGAGGCGACATAATGGCTTTGAATAACTATCTAGATAACTCAGAAATAGCAGAACGCATTTTTATTGCAAATGGTCAAGTTGTGAAAACTTCGTTCATTCATAAGTTTGGTGCCACACCTGCTATGTCTCAGAACCAATCAGGATCTGTGTGGGATGTGAATGATACCAACTATCCCTGGACTGCTTTAGACACTCCTGCTGTTGTTAATGTAGAACGCACTAATGCTGCTGATGATGGTTACAGTGTTACTGTTATAGGATTAGATAGTGACTATAACTATCAGGAAGAAACTATTACTATTTCAGGTGCCGATACATTAGGCACTAAGTTATTTCGTAGAGTTAATAGAGCATTCTGTACTGATGGTGGAACAACAAACACAGGGAATATTAATATTGAAGCTGGCACTGCTGGTGGTACTGTTGTTGCTCGTATTACAGCAGGTAAAGGTCAAACATTAATGGCTGTTTATACTGTCCCTAAAAACTATACAGCATTCATTACACAAGGTACTATGAGTGTTGCAGGAAGTGCTGATGCAACAGGTGATTTATTTGTAAAATATTTTGGAGAATCTACTTTTAGAGTAGGGCATTCTTTTGAGGTTACAGGGGCAGGTGGACAATATTTTTATCCGTTTTCTATACCTATCAAGATCCCATCAATGTCTGATATTGATGTAAGAGCTGGCGTTAGATCAAACAACGCAAGGATTACTGCTGCATTTGATATTATTTTATTAGAAAAGTAGTTGACATTTGTTATTAAAACAAATACAATAATGGTATGGAACAGTTTAGCACATATATAACAGAACAAAAAAACACTCATATGACTCACATAGAGGACAAAGTTATCTATGGTGGAGTCAAAGGCACACGCCAAGCTATCCTCGCACTAAGAGATTTGAGAGATATGCTTAAGGGTGAGCATGATGGTAATGTATCTGTAAAGTGGGATGGTGCTCCTGCTATCTTTGCTGGAATAGATCCTTCTGATGGCAAGTTCTTTGTCGCAAAGAAAGGTATATTCAACAAGACTCCTAAAGTTTATAAATCTGATGCTGACATTGATGCAGATACTTCTGGCGACTTATCAACTAAACTCAAGCTAGCTTTGAAATATCTACCAGATCTTGGCATCAAAGGTGTAGTACAAGGTGACTTTTTGTTTGGTCCTGGTGATGTTAAGACACAAAAAATCAAAGGACAATCATATGTTACCTTTCATCCAAATACTTTGCTCTATGCGTTGCCTAGCAAGTCAGATGGAGCTAAAGCTGTTAAGTCAGCAAAGATTGGAATTGTCTGGCATACAACCTATAAAGGTGACTCCTTCGAGTCTATGCAAGCTTCGTATGGAGTTGACATATCCAAGTTTAACACAACCCGAGCTGTGTGGTCGCAAGACGCAATGCTCAGGGATCTAACACGTTTAACCATGAGTAAAAAGGATACTGAAATTGTTAATGAATACCTATCGCAAGCTGGCTTCTTATTTAACAAAATCGCGGGGTCAACGCTTCGACAGCTTGAAAACGAGGCAGAGTTACCGCGCCTCATTGAGCAGTTCAACAACAAATATGTCAGAAAAGGAGAGATTATCGGAGATACAAAACGACATGTATCCCTCCTCACTCGTTGGATTAGATTACGTTTCGGTAAAGAGATTGCCAAGCGTAAAACAGACAAAGGGAAACTAGCTCAAAAAGAAAAGTTAAATAAAATCTTGGCTTTCTTTTCAGAGGATAACAAAGTTTCTCTACAATATATGTTTGATTTGCAAAAAGTTATAGTTTTAGCAAAATTAAAACTTATAAATAATCTTAATAAACTGAGTAATGTAAATACTTTTGTTAAAACAAGCAAAGGTTACAAAGTAACTGGAGCAGAAGGTTATGTAGCAATTGATAAACTTGGTGGTGATGCTGTGAAAATTGTTGATCGTATGGAGTTCTCATACAACAACTTTTCACCAGATATATTAAAGGGATGGGACAAGCCAACGAGGACTTAAATGGCAGTTAGATTTAAAGACTTTACACCTGTAGACTATATGCCTGGCGAAGATGAACTTATAAAACGTCAGGCGGTTAAACGCAAAAAACATATTCCAACTGGTAACACAGGTGAAGCTGTAGAACCTACGGATGAAGCGTTAACAATGCAACAACGCCGTGCTAAAGCGCGTACAATGAAAAGGATGCAAGCTCGTCTAAAAGTTGGACGTAAGAAAGCATCTATGAAGGTAGCTAACTCTAAGGTTCTAGCAAAACGTGCTCGTAAGGCAGCGCGAAATGCCATTGCTAAAAAGTTAACTAAAGGTATTCCTAAATCAGAACTTACCCCAGCCCGTAAGCAAGAGATTGAAAAACGTATCGATAAGATGGGTACTAAAGTAACTCGACTTGCTAAAAAGTTATTGCCTAAACTAAGACAAGCAGAACTAGGAAGAAAACGCGGCGGGTAAATATGATAAACAGATTTAGACAATTTCTTGTTGAAGAGGAAAAGACGGTTTATTTTACCTTTGGTAGAATGAACCCACCTACAATTGGTCATGGTAAGTTATTTGATACGCTAGCTCAAAAAGCTGGTAAAAATCCTTATCGTATATTCTTAACTCAGTCACAAGACAAAAATAAAAATCCCTTACAATATAAACAAAAAGTAAAGCATGTTAGGAAAATGTTCCCTAAACATGCTCGTTCTGTTATGGTTAACACTAAGGTGAACAGACCTATCGATGCTGTAACTGTACTTTACAACGAAGGTTTTAGAAACTTGGTTATGATTGTAGGATCAGATCAAGTAAATGCATTTGACGTTTTGCTAAAGAAGTACAACGGTAAAGAGGCAAAGCATGGCTTCTACAACTTCAATAAAATAAATGTTATTTCTGCAGGCGCAAGAGATCCTGATGCAGAGGGTATCGAAGGTATGTCTGCCTCAAAGCAAAGAGAAAACGCAAAACAAAACGACTTTACAGCGTTTGCTCAAGGTCTACCAAAAGCAATGTCAAACCCTGACGCCAAGCGGTTGTTCAATGATGTTCGTAAAGCAATGGGTCTTAAAGAAGCAAAAGACTTCAAGAACCATATCCAACTAGAACCAGTATCGGATCTTCGTGAAGCCTACCTTAGAGACAATATCTTTGAAGAGGGTGAACAAGTTGTGATGACTAAAAATGGCATTGTCGGTAACATCAAACATCTTGGCACAAACTATCTGATTGTTGAGTCAAAGGGTGAGACTTGGAGATGTTGGTTAGATGATGTATCCAAAGTAGATCCAAACTTTGAACCAACATGGGATGTACAAGACCTTCCAAATGATGATTTTGACGGTGTTATAAGAGAAGCTTTAAATGAAGAAAAAACTCCATATGAGTGGGGTACACCTGAGTCTACTAAACACGCCAAGAAAATGACGCCTGGTGAAAAGAATGAAGGTAATGGATTGTGGGCAAACATTCGTGCTAAGAGAGCGCGTGGCGAAAGAATGAGAAAGAAGGGTGAAAAAGGCGCACCAACTCAAGATCAAATCAAAAGAGCACAAGGTGAAGCTGTATCACCAGCACAACAAGCTGCTATTGCCATTTCTAAAAAGGAACGTGGTGAAAAGCCAATGAAAGAATATGGTGGTCCAAAGATTTCACGTAAAGATTATTTGAAATCAAAACCAATGGAAGCAAAAACAGATCAAGATCCAGATATTAAGGATAGAGAAGGTACGCAACCAAAGAGATATCATTCTGGTCTTAAAAAAGCTACAAAGATCGCAAGAGATAGACATTTTAACAAGCATGGTAAAAAGGCTGATAGTGATCCTAGTGCATACAAAGATGCACCTGGTGACAAAGAGGCTCGTAAAAAAGGTATGCCTAAATCTAAGCACACTAAGTTTGTAAATAGAATGATGGGGGAACAAGACAGCCCTATGGCAAAAGCGAAGAAAACTATAGATCGTGAAATGGACGCAGAAAGAATACGTGACGATGAAATGAAAAAACGTCACGATAAAATGTTGGACAGAGCAAGACGCGCTAGAATGTTACAGAGAAACAGAGGAGTATCAAGTGCATAAGTTTAAAAATCACATCGTGCTTGAGGCAAGCATGGCAGACAAAGCAAAGAAGTCTGGCATCTCTGTTGGCACACTTAATAAAGTTTATGATCGGGGCGTTGCCGCGTGGAAAACAGGACATAGACCAGGAACAACACCTCAACAATGGGGACATGCAAGAGTGAATGCTTTTATTGCAAAGAAAAAGAAAGGCACTCTTAACCACGATAAGGATTTAGCATAATGGCAAAAACGTTTAGAGAACTCAGAGCAAAAGAAGTTGATGAGATTAGCATCAAAGACCTGGCAAATACTATTGCTAAGTCTACAGGTACTAAGAATATTAAAAAGGCAATGCCTACAGATAAACTGAAAAAAGATCTTGCGATGATGCGTAAGAAGTTACAGTCTGAAAAAACTCTGACACCGGCTGAGATCAAAAAGCGTGAAGAGATTGCCAAGGCAATGGAGCGTGATAATCCTGATATGCCTATGGCAAAGAAAATGGCAATCGCTACTGCTACTGCAAAGAAAGTTGCAGAAGATACAGAACTTCAAGAAGGTGTCATCGATCAAGTAAAAGATATTGCTGCCAAGAAACAAGCTAAAAAGATCAATGGTGTTATGGTAGATATGTTTACTGCATCAGCTATCTCAAAAGTTTATGATGCAGTTAACGATGCTAATAAAGCAAAGATGGAAAAGCTCCCAATCACTAAACTTGCAGATGTTGCAATGAAGATGATGCAGCGTGAGTCTGTAGAACTTGATGAAATATCAAAGCAAGCTGCGGGACGTTATATCAAAAAAGCAGTGCAAGATTTAGGCGTTCACAGTGATGATCATGGTAGACTATCCCAAAAACTATCATCAAAGGGTATTGCTAGATCAAAAGAACTAGGTAAGCTACATAAGAGAACTGTAAAAAGAAGACAGGGTATTGATCGTGCTGTTAATGTAATGGCGAAGGGGGCGCAGCGTGAGTCTGTTGAACTTGAAGAAAACAGAGTTGATGCACTAGCCAAAGACTTCCACAATCGCTTGAAGAAAGCAGGTAACTCTGATCGTAATCAGAACCGTGAACGTATGGCTACACTTGCTAAAGCTAAGAAGCAGGGTCTAAGTCCGATTGAGATGAAACAACTTGACGGTAAGATGAATGCTGTGATGAATAAGATGGATGAATCAGTCAACGAGATATCTGCAAAGAAATACCATGCTGCATTAAAAGGGCGTGAATATAAACGTGATCGTGCACGTAATAGTGCTGCTGCTAATCAGTTTGTTGGTAAGGATGCTGAAGCACAGGCAGATATGGCAAAGTCAAAAGATCATGATAGAAAACTGAAAAAGATGAAGCAGATGGGCATCAACCGTACTGCACGTAATCTAGGTGAAAAAGCACCTAAGATTGATGATGCAAAATACGCAGCACACATGGCTAGAAATAAAAAGCCAAAGACAATGAGTTCTACTCAGAGATCACTAGCTGATATTCAGAAAAAAGCAAACCGCACAGCAATGAAAAAAGAAGCCGCTATGCCAATGCGGTCATTGAAACTAATCAATAAGATTAAAAAGTCTGGTGCAGTTAAGAGTGGTTCTATGGCAAAAGATGAACCAAAGCAACCCAAAAAGATGGAAGAAAAGTATAAGCTACACCACAAAACTATGAGTGCAGCTTTACAACATGCATATGATGAAGTTAGAAAAAAAGGCTATGAAGTTGACAAAGATGACATTGACCGTAAAGTTGCATCTGGTCCTAGAAAACCATCATCAGGTAAAACAAACTCTTATAGTTTAGGTCTAACCAAAAACGGTAAACCAGTAAAACAAAAGCTACAAGTTCAAGTTTATAACATGGACAATAAAGGCTATGAACTAAACATGTATGTGAGCTAAGATATGAAAACATTCAAAGAAATAAGAGAAGCCAAAGATCCAGCAGAATATGATCAAGAAGGTGATATGGCTAAAACTCAGTTGAAAACTATGATAGATGCAGCACAGGAGTTGCATGATATGTTAGGTGACAACGATAATCTTCCTGAATGGGTTCAAAATAAGATAACAAAGGCTACAGACTACATTGACAGTGCTCGTGATTATATGAAAAATAACGGAGAGAACGATGATTAAGTTCAAACAGTTCTACGAAGAAAAAGATCCAAGACTTGCACGTGCAGGGGTTAGTGGTTTCAATAAACCAAAGAGAACTCCAGGGCATCCTAAAAAGTCTCATATCGTAGTTGCTAAAGATGGTAGTAAAGTAAAGACTATTCGCTTTGGTCAACAAGGTGCAGAGACAGCAGGTGATCCTAAAAAAGGCGAGTCAGATCGTATGAAAAAGAAAAGAGCAAGTTTCAAAGCAAGACATGCTAAAAATATTGCAAAAGGTAAAATGTCTGCTGCTTACTGGGCTGATAAAGCTAAGTGGTAGTAGATTTATAAATATAGGCAAAGTATTAAAAATGGCAGAAACTACTGGATCAAGACTAGACAGAATAGAAAGTAAGCTAGATCAACTAGCAGAAGCTATGATTACTCTAGCTCGTGCTGAAGAAAAACTAGCTGGTCTAAAACAAGATCATGATAGAACATTTGAGAGAATGAATAAGTTCTCTGCAAAGCTAGATGATATTGAAAAGAAGGTAGATGATAATGCGCGTGTAGTGCAAGTGATTAATAAACTATTCTGGATAGCTTTAGTTGCTATAGCAGGATCAATCGCGGCTCAACTTTGGATGTAAGGAGAAAACAATGAGCGAATGGATCAGAAGGTTGGCTGAGAGATATTCTGAAGTCAACGAAAAGAAAAAAATGGACGCTGTAGGTCAAGAAGATGGTGACATCGATAACGATGGTGATAAAGATTCATCAGACGAATACTTGATGAAACGCCGCAAGGCTATCGGCAAAGCTATGAAAAATGAAGAGAAAGTAGAATGCCCTAAGTGTAAAGGTGAAGGGTGTGATCACTGTGAAGGTAAAGGCTACCATATGAAAGAAGCATATGAGTCTGTAGCAAAAGAAATGAAAAAGATGCATGATGAAGGTTACTCTAAGAAACAAATCATGGCAAAATATAATCACATGGATCAGGCGCAACTTGAAAAACTATATGCAGCTTCATGTGGCGGTATGAGAGAAGAAGTAGATGAAAGCACAAAAGCTGCACTAGCAAAAAAACTAGCGAAAGCTTCAGCACCTTCTGAAAAAGGTAAAAAGGCAGTCACTCTTAAGAAAGCTCCTTGGGAAAAGAATGAAGCTAACAACGATGAAGAAGTCATTATGAATCCTAAGAAAGAGAAAAAAGACAAAGAAACAGGAACTGATACTATGGCACAAGAATCTACATTACCACCTGTGTATGCGCGTATCATGGAAAATCGTGCAAAGCAATATGGTAAAGCTGCTGCCCCTGAAGATTGGAATGAAAAAGAAAAGAATAATAAGGGTGCAAATGATATGAAAGCGGATCATAAGGGTCCAACTATCGATAACCCTGAAGCTGGCGATCAGATGACAAAGGCTGCAAATGCTGCGCCAAATGGTGCAACAAGAAAAGGCGATAACAAAGCAGGTGATAAGAAAATTATCCCATCTGCAACCCCAACAAAAGGAATGTAATATGGCAATAAAACCCCCAGCATGGTGTGCAGGAGCTATTCCTGAAATGAATAAGGGATGGGTAGATCCTAACACAAACGAACTACTAGTATCCTCCAGATTTACTCAAGCGCAAGTTGACGAATTTTATGGTGTACCTTCATTCGAAGATATACAAGATATGAATCAAGAGGGTAAGATTGAAGCAGGTATGGCATTTGCTGATAAAGTAGAGCCAACCGTTGTGGATGAGGATGAATGGCAAGCCGAAGACCTCAATCAAGACGGTGTTGTTGATGAGCTAGAGTCTATGACTAAAAAAGAACTAGAACTTCTAGGTCGTGAACATGGTGTTGAACTTGATCGCAGAAAAAACAGAAAATCATTAGTTTCACAGATGAGGAATCTACTGTCTAAATAAAGGTAAAACTTTAGGATGACAGATGAAACTATTTGATAAACTAGATGAAAAAAACTTTTTGCTTTATGCTGCAAAGTGCTACTACAAACCGAATGTGATAGACGCTGAAGAGTTTTATGATGATCTCAAAAGATTTATGTATCTAAAGCGTCTATTCAATCGTTATGAAAAAAACAATGAGTTATCTGAAAGGCTAATACTAAATCACTTGATAGTAATATTTAATGTATTTGATATAAATCCAGCCTTGAAGATGTTAGAGTATCAAATAGACAAAAAATATTGGCATGTGTTAAAACCGTTTTTAATTTATCTAAGACACATTACCAATGATCAGTATACTGAAATCGATATGGACAAAGAAGTAATAGACAGGTTAAGGAAAATATAATGGGTATCATAAAACGTGCTGGAGATCTTGTCTATACGTTTAGATTCTTGCGACTTCTCACAACACCATTCGAAGAAACAGAAGCTTTTAAACTTGGTATCATAGACAAAGACGGTAAGCGTAACAAAGAGTTTACTCTTAACACAATGGACAATCGTGAAAAGTATAAAGACTACTATACGCCATTTCACAGATTAGTCTTTAATATAAAAAAGATAATGGCAAAGGCACCTGGTGGTAGCAGTAGACTAGCATCATATGCAACTGCTCTATATCTTTTGAAAGAAAAGTTCAGCATCTCAGACAAGTTAATAAACGAAGCATTGGCTGAACTTGGTATTGATCCTTTGGACTTTATGACAGAACAAAGTACGTGGTTTGTACTTGAAGATAAAAGATTATCACCTGGTGTTTATAAAGTGCTAAGTAATAAAGTATTGAATGATACATTAGATGAAATAGTAAGAGAAAAAGATAAAATAAAGGTAAACGAAAGTTGTTATCCAATAGGTGAAATGTTTGGTATAGACATTTATGAAGTAAATCATATCAGAACAAATAAACCAATTTATGTAACAATAGGCGAGTTGTCAAGATGAAAAAAGAAGTAGAAGAAACTATGACAGCCGCAGACGCAGGTATCCCTCAAGATACAAAGAACATGGGACCATCTCGTTTGCCTACACATATATTACGCAGAAAGCTTGGATTGCCTATCAATGTCACAGATCGTAGACGAAGAAAAGATAAGCATCCTATACTGCTAAAACAGTTTAGGAAATATATCGATGGCTAAACTATACTTAATGTTACTGTTAGTAAGTTTATTCAGCGGAGTAGGTTACGCAGGATATTCTTATTACATGTGGTCACAAGAAACAATCGGGACTTTACGTGAAAACAATGTAAAGTTAAAAACGGCTGCAGAAACTCTACAGAACACCGTAGAACAAATGGCTGCAAACGCAAAGAAAAACGAACAACTAAATAAAGATTTAACCAAGAGGCTACAACAGTCTCAAGAGCACCTTGACAAACTAAGAGGTGTGTTTGCAAAAATCGACTTGACTATGGAGGCATTGACAAATGCACAAGGACTTGAAGACAGAGTTAACAACGCCGTTAACAAACTTATTGGACGTATCGAATCTGAAACTACCCCTCCTTCTGATGAGCCTACTGATACTGACAGCTTGCGGGGGGAGAACGCCGGAGACGGAAGTAGTTCTTCAGACTGAGTATCAAAAACAAAGTATTCCCATTCAAGAAAGACCCAAGGCAGTACAGTTTCCACCAGTTGACTGGTTTGTGATTACTGAAGAAAACCTTGAAGAAAAGATCGCAGAGATTAATTCAAAGACTGGTAATGTCGTTATCTTTGCTATTACACCAAAAGGATATGAAAACCTAGCTTTAGGTATTGCAGAACTTCGTAGGTATGTAAAAGACCAACAAGCAATCATTGCTTACTATGAAGAAGCTCTAACACCCGAAGAGCCAAAGGAACCTGAAGTTACTGAGTAATGAGATACTGTGGAGTTAGTGAAAACTTTCATAATGCTGCTATAGCATTTGTTGAGGAAGATGGTGTTATATCTTTTGCGGCTGAAAGTGAAAGATATAGTAAAGTAAAAAACGATCCTGTACTTCATAAATATCTTAGAGACATGATAAAGCCCACAGATCGTGTGGCTTATTATGAAAATCATGACTTAAGAAAAAAATATTCAAGTATTATTTCTAGTAGTAATTACGCTTCTAATATAAAAAACTTTGAAAAGGCTTTATATAAAATAGACACTAGCTACATGCATCATGAGTCTCATGCAGCAAGTGCATTTTACACTCGCCCATGGGAAAGTGTGGAAGACACAGTAATCTTAACTATCGATGGTTTTGGAGAATATCAGTCTGCAACCATTATGGATAGTAACTTTAATCTTTTATATGAAAACTGTTATCCTAACTCAATAGGACTTTTATATGCTTTTGCGACTAGAGCTTTGGGTCTGAAAGCTTTAGAAGAAGAATATATTGTCATGGGTATGTCTGCATTTGGAGATCCATCTCGTTATATAAACCA